TATCGGTCTCAAAGGGGAAAGACCTGTACCAAATATCAAAAAACCTGTTAAAAGATTAGAATTAGAATGTAAACCAAAAAGGATGCGATTGGAATGCAACGAATAAATTTAACACCTAAACTTAATGATACTTCTACCCTTATAGTTGATGGTAGATTTTTAGCTTACCGCACAATGTACAGCAAACAAGGTAAACTATCACATAAAGATATAAATACAGGAATGATGTTTGGATTTTTTAAAAGCCTCCAATCAATTGCAAATAGATTTAAAGTCGATAACACCGTCATCATGTTTGATGTAACTAAAACTGTTGAAGGTATCCGCAGAGAGGAATATGAGGGATATAAAGTTAGAGAATTAAAATTTGATTTAAATCCCAAAGAAGTAGCTCAAAGAAAACAATTTGAATTAGACTATCACGACCTATTAATCATGACAGAAAAATTAGGTTTTGCAATATATACCCTTGAAAAATATGAAGCTGACGATACCATAGCAATGTTTTGTCAGCAATTTGGCGGTACAAAAATAGTGGCTACAAGAGATGAAGATATGTATCAACTAATTAATGAAGATACTTTTATCTTTGATCCAGCAAGTAATAAGAAAAAAGATCTTAAATGGTTTATGCGACAGTATGGTATTACTCCTAAACAATGGATTGAATATAAAGCTATCGCAGGTTGTAAATCTGATACCGTTCCTGGTATTCCTGGGATGGGAGAAAAAAGAACATTGGATTATTTAAGAGGAGATAAAAAATGGGAAAAGAAAATAAAAGATGCTGAAGCACTATATAAAATGTGCTACAATCTTGTTGTCCTTCCTCACCCTTCTCTCAATGGCTATCAAATGCAATGGAAACAAACCAAATTAGATCAAGAAATGTTCATCGATTTTTGTCAATCATATGGGTTTAATTCATTCTTAGATGATTTACAAAATTTCTATGTTTTTATGGAGGGAGGAAAACAATGGTAACAGGCAAAATGAAACATAAAGCCAAAAATTATGGTCAAGAATATTATCAAAGATGTGTAGAAAAAGGAATTGATTACGCTTTCTACGGCAATTGGCAGAAACAATATGCTAAAATGGTTATTTTTGTTTCCGGTGTATACAAAGTTGAATTACAAAACAAAACACTACTTGATGTAGGTTCTGCTTGTGGTGCTAATCTTAGAGCATTTAAAGAAACCGGAGTATTTTCTAAATGTATCGGAATTGATATTAGCCCGTATCTGGTAGACTTAGGAAATAAAGTCAACAAATTTAATGAAGGTGAATTGATCGTTGATGACTGTGCAAAAATGGAAAAAATACCAAATGAGTCTATCGATATGGTTCACTGCTCACAGTTATTTGAGCATCTACCTGAAACTGATATTGATAAAACCATTCTTGCTTTTAATAGAGTATTAAAAATAGGTGGTATTGGTTTTGTCACCTTAAATGCTATCAAAAAAGGACAGACAGCTAAAGATGTAACCGACCAAGATCCAACACACATAACCGTCATGGATGAAAACCAATGGACAAAGAAATTTAGAGATTTTGAAATGAAAAAAGACATTGAAAAAGTTTTAGCCAAAGCTAAATTTTATCCTGGTGATGATGGAAAAAATTTCTATCAACATTACTATGACGATTGGAGTGTGTTTGTGTTTACCAAATCGTAGAAAGGAAAAGGTACTAATGTGGATCTTGATTTCAATAATCATTTTCTTAATCAGATAATATATCATTCAATAAAAAACACAAAATTTTTAAAATCAATACGGAACATAGTTCCTTTAAATATATACAAAACCAAAGATCGAAAATTTATAATGGGTATGATCTATGGCTATTATGATGATTATAAAGAATCACCAAGAGATAACTTCTCAGATCTGTTTAAAGAATATGAAGAAGACATTACTGAAGATCTCCATAAAAAATGTTTAAACATATTTAATGTACTAAACGATATAACAGGTTCAAACGGTGATTACATTCTTCAACGAATCAACGATGCCGTTTATCATTTTCAATTAGAAGAAGCCAGCATTGAATTTGCATCACTGATAAAAGGACAAAAATATAATGAAGCAGTTGCAGCTATACTAAAAGCAATTAAACAACCAAAAGTGGTTGAAGATCCTTACTATAGTTATTTTACAGATAAATCATTTATCGAAGAACGTATCACTGAAAAACGATATTTGATGCAAACCAAAATACCTATGCTTGATACCATCATCGGAGGATTTCAAACAAACTGGTTAGTCACCTGTCTTGGAGCTACCAAGGCAGGTAAAACATGGATGTTAATAGAGCTTGCTCTGGTTGCTGTATGGCAGGGATTAAATGTTTTATTTATATCTTTAGAAATGGGCAAATCTCAAATAGATGAACGATTGGATATGGCAGTAGGTTTTATGACTTCCAATCCAAATGGTGAAGCTGAAATATTACGCAAAGTAAATAATGACTATATTAAAGTAACCGAAAAAACTGATAGCATTTATGAAATTGATAAGGTTATCAAAGCAAGAAATAGATACAAAAAAATATCAGGTGGTCATCTTGAAGTAGTTGCTTTTAATCGTGGTCGATTAAACTATTTAGACATTGATCGTATCCTTGATGAATTAGAGGAGAAAAAAGGATTATACTTTGATACTGTTGTAATCGACTATTTAGGAATCATGAAAGAGACATCACCAAAACAAAATAAAAAAGAAAAAATATCAGAAAACAGCATTGGATTAAAAGAAATTGCAGGTACAAGAAACATGCTTGTTATTTCCGCAATGCAAGGCAATCGCAAAGCTATGTCAGCAAAAATATTTAAATCAAATCTGGTAGCAGATGATATTGATACCATATTTAATTCAGATCTGGTACTTGCTATATGTCAAACAGATATAGAAGAAAAAGAAGGAAAAGCCCGAATCTATATTGCCAATTTTAGACACGGAAAACAACATGGATCAGTTGGTATTTACAGAGACCTATCCATTGGACAATTTTCAATTGATAATTTTGAAATAAAAGAAATTGCCACTGAAGATGATGAAGAACTGAACTATTAGGAGGAAAAAACGACTTTTGATTATTGAAATAGAACAATATGATGCACACAAATGCAGGTTGCATAATCGACAGCAACAAAAAATCATTTGGAAAATACTATCATGGTATGACACTGGATTAGACAAAGAAAAATCTATTCTCCAGTGTATAGGCAGATCCGGTTGCTATTTTCCAATTGGTCTTATGCCCTTTGTGCTTTCACAAATAAAAGCACTTGGTCATAAATTAGAATTTACCTATCTTGATTTTCCCAACATCAAACACAAGCTGATACCAAAATTACCAGATATAAAATTTGAACCATATCAACATAAAATACTGGCAAAAGTCGGGCCAAAAAAGAGGGGAATTGCTGTAAGTCCTACAGGATCAGGCAAATCAATTGTCATTGGTGGTATAGTTGATAAACTTAGAACACCTGAAACGATAATTATCACACCGACTAAAACAATCTTTAATCAATTGGTTGCTGATTTCCATCGATGGTTTCCTGATAAAATCATAGGACAAATGGGAGATGGTAAAAAAGATATGGGAGATATTACCATCGGTTTATTTCAAACTCTCAGAGAAATCAATTGGAATAAAAGCAAAGCTCAATTGGTTATTGTCGATGAAGCTCACCGTATATCCAATTCACATATTAAAATTTTATCTAAATTAAGATGGGCCAATTATCGCTATGGTCTAACAGCTACACCCCATGAAAGAAAACACTTTGAAAAATGGGCTAAGATGGTAGGTTGTCTTGGCCCAATTATTTATGAAGCCAAAGAAACAGAAGTAGAAGCAAGGGTAGTTCCAGTTGAAATACATATGATTCATTTTCACACATATAAAAAACATAGTCCTTATGCTAAATGCTTACGTGAAGATGTGTTATTTAATAAGATTAGAAATAAAAAATTGTTAAATGCTGCCAATATACTTTCTCTAAATAGTGGAAAAAACTGTCTATTTTTAATAGATGAAATTGAACAAGGCAAAAAGATTGTCAAAATGGCAGATGAGATGGGATTAAAATATGAATTTGCTCATGGTAATAATTCCAAGGATGAAAATGAAAAAATAAAAGAAAGATTAAATAATGGCACTACTAAATTAGTAATTGCCACACAAGTATTTGGACTTGGAACCAACATACCCAATGTCGATTGTGTTGTCCTGGGTTCAGTTAGAAAAAGTTACATCGATACGATTCAAAAAATTGGTCGTGGTCGTAGACGTGTCTCTGGCAAAGACAAATTAATTGTAATCGACAGTATCGACAGGGTATCAGGCAGAGCAAAATATTGTGATTACTTTTACGGCTATTCTATGGAAAGAATAGATCATTATAAAAGTAAAAAATGGGAAATCAATCGTTTCTTAACCAAAAAAATTAAATAGGAGGATACAATGTCACAAGATTTTGGTAAATTTAATCAGGGAGAAGTTGAAGAATATGAAAAAGAATATTTTGATTATCAGCAAAGCAGAGAAGGAATTGATATAACATTTTATGGTAACTGGCAAAAAGATTTTGCAAAACTTCTCATTGAAATAGCTGATCTTGAATCTAATCCTGGTAAATATTGGGAAACTGTACTTGATGTTGGTTGTGGTTGCGGTATTAATTTAAGAGGAATAAATGAATTAGGTATCTTTTCCAAACTATATGGTACAGACATTTCAAATTATATAATCAATACGGTTATTCCTACCCTTCCCTTTCATGCCAATGATTATGTTGATTTTTTCTGTACTCCTTCCTGGGATCTATCTATGATTGATGATAATGATGTTGATCTCCTTACCTGTACTCACGTTCTGGAACATTTACCCGATGAAGAAAAATTAAATGAAACATTAAAAGAATTTCAACGAGTTCTTCATCCAGAAGGTAAAATCATAATCATCATTCCTGTCAGTAAAAAAGAACCAAATGATTCCGATACTTCAAGTCTTCATAAGATAATACATTCAAGTAAATGGTGGAGCAATATATTTAAAAAATACTTTAAATCAGAATCATTCAAAGCAAGAGCAAAATTTAGAAAATTAGAACTAAAACCAGATCGTGAAGGTGACAAGACTTTTTATGAAAATTATCCAAATTGGGAAATCTTCAGACTAATATCCAAATGATTTATGACAATCCATTACTGGAAAAAGCAATTGATGTATTTGATCTATCTGCTTTTTTAGATGAATACCAAGTGGATGTTACACCTGAAGGTAAAAACATAGGCAGAGGATATGTCGGTGTTACCTGTCCTTTCTGTGGTGATAACCGCAACCACTTTGGTATTCATCTGGAAAAGAAATTTGGTACTTGTTTTAAATGCAAAGGTGGAATGAATACAGTCTACCTTGTCAAATATTTTGGAAACTTTAAAACATTTGATGAAGCAAAAGAATTCATTTTAGATAAATTAGATGAAGGTGATTATGATATTGTTACTAAAGTCACTGACATTATAAAAACAAGAAAAAAAGAAACTCCTTACAAACCTGTTTCAAAAGATCCCTTTCCTTGGGATTCTTATTCAATAACTAATAAAGTTTTAAAAAGAAATAAATATATCAGAAAATTTTTCAAAGAACGC